GCCAACGGGTCCACGTAGACGGGTGTCACGGCGGCGAACATGGCGCCGTCGATGCCGGCCGGCGGCGAATCCTTGCCGCGGTACAGGTTCACGGTCACCTGCACGATGCCGTGCAGGAGCTGCGGCGGCGCCGTGGCGGCGGTGTAGGCGTCGGCCGGGTCACGGTCGAGGTACTGGTTGATGGCTTGACCGGCCGGGTCGACGGCGGAGCCGACCCGGCCGGCGTCGACGTCGCCGTCGGTCAACCGCAGCTGCGCCAGGGCCGCGGCGGTGACGGTAACCGGGTCCCACCACACCGACACGTCGGGCGGCGTCACCGTCGTGGCCGTGTCGGTCACGCCTTGCGCTTCGCCTTCGGGGCGTCGTCGTCGGCGGCGTCGGCGGCGGCGTCGGCACGTGTCGGCGGGTTGCCGGGGTCGTTGCCGTCGCCCGACAGCAGATCGACACCGACGACGGCGGCGTTGACGCAGGGGTCGTCGACGGTGCCGCCGTTGGCGTTGCCGGCGTCGCTCACGGCGTCACGGCCAGCTTGACGACGCCGGCCGGGTCCGTGACGAGCGTCTGGAAATCGCCGGCGTAGCCGACCTGTGTGCCCTGCACCGACGGCTCCACAACTTGCAGCTGCGGATACAGCGCCTCGAACACGCGGGCCGCGGCCGACGACATGACGAGCATCGTCGCCGCCGGCAGGCCGGCCGACATGATGACGGCGAGACCGCCGATGTATCCGACGACGCCCTGGCCGAAGCCGCCGGCCGAGAACCCCGAGGTGAGCTGCGCCGGATTGATGAGGCCGGGCCCCGACATGAGCGGACCGATCAGTCCGAGCACGTCGGGCGACACGGCGACGAACGTCGTCCCATCGCCCTTCATGGCGCTGAACACCGACCCGGCGGCCGTCCACAACGCCTTGTTGACGTCGTCGGCGGTCGGCGTCGCCGGCACCGTCGGCCCGGCCGTGGCGGCCGTCTTGATCGCCAGGCCGGCGGCGGCCTCGGTGGCGATGGCGTACTGGCCGGCCATGTCGTTGAGCACCATGTCGACGATGCCCGGCGAGGTGCGCCGGATGTCCTGGGCACTGATGTTCAGGTACCCGCCGAGCAGAGGCGCCGAGATCGGCGTCTTGGTGATCGTCATTTTCCGTGACGGAAGCTCGGTTTTCTCGCCGGCCTGGGCGCCGACCAGCGTGTGCTGCGTCACCGACGCATACGCCCACGATCCGTCGCCGAGCGCGGTGACGCCGATCGCCGTGACGAGCGGCCGGGTGGCGTCGACGTGGTTGATGATCGGCGCCAGGATCGACTCGGGGAGCAGGCCCGGGTTGTCGGCCGTCGTCTGGTGGGCGGCGGCCCGGTTGAACAGTTCGACGCGGCGCAGCGCGTCGGTGTCGCCGCGGCGGGCCGGGAACCAGTCGGCGGCGTACTCGCCGGCCGACCGGTAGTCGACGGCCGGCGTCCCGTTCGGGTAGCCGGTGCGTGCCTCGGTGAACGCCTGCGTGATCTCGGCGATCCGGCTGCGTGATTCCAGTTCGATGCGGGCGGCGTCGAGCAGCGGCGCCTGGCGTTGCATCGCCGTCTCGATCGCCGCCGTCGCACCGGTGAACAGGCCGGTCTCCTCGTCGGTCAGATCGCGGCCCGTCGATGCCGCACGTTCCAGCAGTTGCGTCTGGAACGCCTGCTGTCGTTCAATTTCGGCGGTGTACTCGGCGACGCGGCGGTCCTGCACGGATGAGGGCATGGCGGTTTCCTATCGGTAGCGGCCGGCGAGATCGGCCAGGGTGAGACGGTCCAGGTTCGGTGTCGACGTCAACGGCGAGGCGGCGGCGGCGGCGTGGCGTACGGCGACGACGGTCGCGCCCTGATAGGCCGGCTCCGGCACCAGGGCGACGTGGGCGAGCACGTCGGCGCGACGCACCCGCCGCGACCGGCGGTCCGGCGACCAGGCGATGCCGTCCGGTTCGGCACCGAAACACACCGACGCGTCGAGGATGCCGTCCGCCGCCCAATCGAGCGTTTCGTCGCCGAGCGCGCCGACACCGATCCGCAACGCCGCATACAGGCCGTCCGCCCGGTCCTCCAGCTGGCGGACGACGCCTACGGTCCGCGACGGGTCATGGTCACGGTTCACCAGACGCTTACGGGCCACGGTGGCGACGGCGCCGAACGCGTGGCGGGCGATCGTCTCCACCACCGGCCGGCCGTGATAGTCGACGACGGCGTCCTGCTCGTACGGGACGGCGCACACCTCGATGATGCGTTCCGGGTGCCGGACGGTCGACACCGTCGCCGCCCGATTGAACAGCTCCAGGCCGCTCACTTCAGGACGCCCGGAGCGTTGATCGTGGCCGGCGTGTCGAACCGTTCGTCAAGGCGTATCTCGTCGACCGTCTTGGCGTAGCGGATGTCGCCGGCGTCGCCGATCTCGGTGATGCCGTGCAGGACGGCGTCGGTTTGGGCACGTTCGAGCGGGCCGGGCTGCACGAACTCGTCGCGGTTCACTTCCAGGCTGGTCCCGGCCGGCAGCAGCCATTCGGACAGGGCGGCGCACATCGCCGACGCCCGCGGTTTCAGTCCGGTGCGCCAGTAGTAGTCGTAGATGCCTTCGGCGTTGCGGTAGACGAGCGACCCGTCGCCCGACGGCAACGCCATCAGCGTCGGCGGCACCCGCAGCAGCACGCAGATGAACACGTTGTTGACGTTCAGCAGGTCGACCAGCGCCATGTCCGTCGGATTGATCTGTGTCGCCGTCCACGTCACACCGCCCGACAGGACCGCCGGCAATCCCATCTGTGCGGCGCGGGCCGTCACCCACTGCTCGCGCAGGTCGTCGGCCTGAGCGGCGGTCACCTCGCCCGGCACCGACAGGATCGACGTCGGCACACCGCCGGCGGCGACGAACTGTGCGGCGTACCGCGACAGCAGATCGGCGGCCAGGATGCGGGTGCGGCCGATCTCCAGCGGGCCGACACCGCGGGCCGAATCGGTGCGTGACGTGTAGCGCAGGTGCAGGATGTCGCCGGTCACGTCGGCGCCGCCGATCGAGTAGCGGCGGCGGCCGCCGTCCATCTCGACGTTCACGAGCCACGGCGCGACGACATGGAACCGGGCCGGCCACCCGGAGTGGTAGCGGGCCGTCGACAACACGAACGCCTCGCCGCACTGGAAATCCCAGGCCAACTGTTTGACGAACTCGCCCCAGCCGAAGTACAGGTCCGGGTCCGGGTTGGCGAGCCATCCGGCGTCGAGCGACGGGGCGGCGCCGACCAGATAGGGCGGCATCGTGGCGAGCAGGCCGGCGGTCAGATCGAGGCACGCCCAGGCGACGTCGGACAGGCCGGCCAGATGGTCGTGGCCCATTGACCAGGATGTCGCCCATTCGGCCGGCAGGCCGGACCACGGCGACGGCGGCGGCGGCCAGCTGCGCGCCGGCACCGGGTCGCCGAGCGAGACGATCTCGATGCCGTCGGGGTCGCCGGGTCGGGCGACGTCGGGGCCGACGGTGGCCGGTGGGACGTCGGCCGGGTCGTTGCCGTTCGGGCGTAACGCCCGCTGTTCGTACAGGCCGGTAGACGGCGGCCGGTTCAGACCCACGGACCCGCGACGTTACCACAGTCGTTGCAAATGCAACAGGACGGTGCTAGCTACAGTTAGCGCCATCTTGCAGGGGTTATGTTGCGGAGCTCCTGCGCCCGCGCTAGCTGGCAGCTAGCGGTGTCACCGGATGGCCGGTGTCGGCGGCGGCGCCTGGCAGGCGTCGAGCGCCCACAGGGCGGCGCGCAGCACGTCGGAGCGGGCGGTTGATTCCAGGGTGAGGCCGCCGGACGGCAGCGGCCGCACCCGGGCCGTGTCCAGTTGGGCGTCGAGGTCGAGCGAGCCGTCGTGGACGACCAGGCCGGCGGCGACCAGGGCGCGCAGCAGCGGCAGGGCGCGATGCGTTTCGGTTTGGCCGGCGCCGCGCATCGCGGCGTAGTTGGGGAAATCGGTGGGCACCTGGGCGCGCATCGTGGCGCCGACGATGAGGCGGGAACCGGGGCGGGCGGTGACGAACTGGCGGGCCAGGTCGATTGCCTGGTCCCACGACTCGCAGGCGACGCCGTCGACTTCGAACCGGCCGGTGCCGTCGCCGGCGGCGAACGCGGCGGCGGCGCCCCGCCCGAAGTAGTCCTCCAGGGCGACGTACCCGCCGGCGGCGTCGGCGAGGGCGCCGGCGCAGGCGTCCCAGGCGCCGTCGGGGAGCAGCGGTTCGCCCTTGCCGGCCGGTGCCCGGCGCAGCGGCCACCAGTTCAGCCATTGCGACGTGAACGCG